TTTTCATATCTTCGATGGTCCTGTAGTATCTCTTGAGATCCTTCATGAATCGCTTGTTCTTCTCTAGACATTCACAGTCCACTTTATTAACGTAAATCCAAGCTAAGTTTGATTTAGAATATCTCGTCTCTTTTTGATTTTGGTTCGGGCGTCTCGGCACTAATTTTTTGTTCACGGTCTTCTTCAGTGGTTCCGTGCGCTTCGTAAAACTGATCGCTTGCATGACCGTATCGGCGAGATCATCTTTCTTTTTGGATTCTTTGAATATGGGAAGCCAGTGTGAATTCACGGGATTGCTATTCAAAAACGCCTCACATCGTTCGATGGATACCTTTTTACGTTTAAGATACTGGGCTTTACCCGGTCCACACACGTCTGGAATCTTAAATTTAGCGTCGTAAATGATCGTTTCAGATTTGGGGCATCTTATCACAAAGTATGCGTGAAGAAAATTCTCTACCATCTTCATTTTCTTATTTCTATCCGGTTGTTTCTCTATGAGTATGATGTCTGATTCTAATACCCACGGCTTTTCATCGAGGTGATTGCGCATGGAGACGAATATACCATCCTTGTGTTCAGGCGGTACACCCGATACATCCCAGTTCACGACTAAATTAGATGTTTCCTCAAATTGACACATGGCCAAATTTCGTATACCTACATCTATACTTAAAATCATTTAATTAAAGAAAATTTATTTCTTTATCTACTGTAAATGAAGAACACTAAACTTAATACGATTTTGTTATTTGTTTCTCTCATCGCATTGGTCGTGTGGCTCGGTTCCATCAGAATGAGAGAGAATTTGGAAGGAAGTGATTCTAAGGCGGTGAAGTACGTGAAGGAAGCGTCTCCTGAAAAGTTTATCAACCCATTCATCGTCTACGGCATGGCGAAAGAGTTGACTGAAGATGAAGAAAAACTCGCTCGGATCATCCCACTCGTGAAGTCGGGTGATCGTGAAAAATTGATCGCGTACCTCGAGTCTTTGTAAATGTATTTTTGTTTTTAGTGGTCACAGTACACCACAGAGAACAAAAATGAAATTAACGTCGCATACCGGGCATTTTCATTTTAGAAAAGTTGGCAGTTTTGAGTTTGTTCTGACCAGCGGGTGACAGGCCCATCATGGCCATGGCAATGATTAGCATAATACACGACAACACCGCGCCAATGATCGCAAACTTCATGGGACCGGTCACCGCACCGACCACACCTGTCACAGCTTCACCGGCCGATTCAATGACTTGGGCGGACCCACCGGCCATGGATGCGGCAGCGGATTCACCCTTGGTTATGATTTCATTTGACGTTTGATTGGTCGTCATAGCGGAAAGTAAGTTCTTCGCGACAGCTTGAGCCGCGAGTTCGGCCGAAATATTCTGTTTGAATGAAAGTTGTTCGCCATTAAAACATATCGTTTCACCGATATTGATGGTTTGTCCTTGAATATTTACCGCCTGGTTTATCGTTTTGGTGAGGTTATTCGTTTCGATTTGTGTTTTTACGATGTTTTCAATTTCTGTGTTGATCGTTTGATTGACGTTTTGGCGATCACCGAATTGCAGGTTACCCATTTGAGTTTGTTTATCCAAAGCCGCACTCGCCTGTGCCTGAAGTTCACTCACGATCTCATTTTCAACGTTTTGGAAACTGTCTGTAATTTGTTCAGTCGTCGCCATGAAACTCGATGTAATGGTTTGATCAGTTTCTATATTACAACCAACGTTTTTCAAAATATTCAATTCCATATTTTGGATATTTTGCATGTTATTTTCGTTGATAGATTCATTAGTCGTAACGGAGTTATACATGATGTCGTTGACGACACTCATGTTAAATTCCTGATTGATGGTTGAACTTCCTCCACCACCCATATTTTGTGATGTACTGAGAAAAAAATATACACTTAAAGACTTACATATACATCTAAACTATGTGGTGTTGGTGGTGTTGCCATCCATTTGAAGGTGAACGTTTAAGTTTGCCTTATAGATATGACGAGAAACGTAACAAGTTTAGTACGTGTGGTATATTCTGCTCTTGGAGTTGCATGAAACGTTATGCGATCGATAAATACGGCATAACACGGGGTGGTATCATATGTAGTAATATCATAATTATGCGCAAAAGATTATATAACAAATTGGGATCGATCGTGATGGCTCCACTCAGAGAACGCCTCGATGTATTCGGTGGTGATCTTTCCATAGAAGAATTTAGGAGTAATAGCGTCATAGATAAGGAGAAACCTAAAGAGATAAATAGTACACCATTAGAAGATAGGGTTATACCGATTATTTCAAACACAAAGAAGATGAATGAAATAAACAGTTCGACTGGTAAAAATGAAACGCTTAAATTGAAGCGTGAAAAACCGTTAAAACGAAACCAGAATAATCTAGAATCGGCTTTAGGGTTAATCATTAAGCCCAAAACGTAAAAGTCTGCGCTGTTTGTTTGTTGGTTTTGATTTTGGTACATGTTTAGAATTGAAACTATCTATCCAAGCCTCACCGTCGTATGCCTTCCATCGCAGTTTGTACTTGTCTATCATTTTTCGACAGAGTACACACGGAAGGGACGTACCATGGCCATAACTTGTCTTGCGTTGTATGATGAGTGTACCAAACTTTCTCCTCACCCACATTGCAAATTGATGAATGCGATTTCCGCGTTTTAAACATTCATGTTTAAGGGTTTTTATGAGTCTTCTCTCAGCGCAACATATACAATCACTTTCGAAAATGACGAAAGTTGCGCGTGGTATGCACAGTGACGATATGATATCGCGTCATTTTATCTAATCAACATTCGTGTGTCTCTTTTAATAGAGTTACAATTATTACATACACATCCCTCAAATACAAACGAACATGCTTCACACTCATTTAAAACACGTATGTTCCTTTGTACCAGTTTGTTTTCTGAATATAAAATTAAATCACGTATAGTGTAAACACCGTACATTACCATAGTTTCAAGCGAAGGAAACTGCATCTACTTACTAAAACAACCGCAACCTTTAGTTAACTTTAGCATGACCGAAAAGCTGTCAATCATTGGTGGAACCATCTTCTTAAGAACGACTTCCAATTCAGAGTCTTCTTCACCTTCATCAATTTCTTCGATGATGGAGTAAATGAGATCAATCACGAGCTCTTTCTTTTCTGGACCAGTGAGGACCTTAATCTTATTTACTTCCATCATGAGACACGATACCACACCGCAAATATTTTCCTTGTTGATACCAGTCTTTTTGTAGCGAGCCGCGAGCGCCTTCACGCGCTCGATGACGAGTTTGGATTCTTTAGACTTACTGTCATATCCAGCGAGGACAGCTTCTGGGGACGAGCTCATTTTATATACTTATCTTAGAAATAATTTCTTTAATAATTGTAATGGATGTAGATAGCACCCTACTTTTTGTGGCGACATCGATCGGGGTATATCAATTTATGAACGAAATAAAAGACGTGTATAACATGAAAAACATAGATGAATACGATATGCAATATGTAATCTCAGGTATAATTGCGAGTATGATGTGGAGTATATATCAATATAGAGGTGGCTCTAATTATTATGCGATGTATTCTCTATTAGGTGCGTTTCTTGGCCTGTACACACTGGTTCAGATCCGGCGTAAATCTGCGAAAGACGCGGCGTGGTGAAATCTGAATGAGTGACTAAACGTCCCATGAATTCGAGTATTTTGTGTTTTTCTTCAAATGTTAATCTTCGTGTCTTCTGCATCACATAAGACATGAGCATTAAGAGAATTCGAATTGAATCCAATACGTGCATCTACTTTCCACAAATTTTTAAAAGTAGCGCTTTAGCCTCATCGGATACGCCGTTCATGTATCTATCGTAAAATTTTTTTGCTGAAATCTGTGTACCATCGAGATAATTAATTTTTATGGTGGTAGACTTTTTAAAAGTGTCAACTGCGTCGTAATGTTTTGCACACCATCGTTTTATACGATCTATATGTGGCTGTGATCGCGCGATCGTTTCGTTTCGTTGTGTCTCAGTGGCGGCAAATTGTATTTTATACTCGATGAAATCGTCGATGTCTAAAAAGTCACCCACGGTTTTTTCTTCTGTTACGATGGTGGTATCCGCGACCATCGCATCTACGAGTATTTTTTTCAATTTGTCGAGTTCATATTTCTGTATATAATATTCTTCGGTACCTTCGATCACACCTGATTTTTTAGCTGTGAAAATACCGAATGCACTCATCGCGAAAATTGAACAACTGCACATACACAGTAACAATACTAAGACGACTCTTTTGTCCATATGCTATACATTCACATTAAAATTCGACACCACCTTGCGCTGTTGCTGGATATTGTTTGTAACTCGACATAACATTTCTGGGTGTGTTACGGCGCGACATACCGGGTATCGTTGGTTTGATACCACGGCGCTTCATCATCAAGTAAATTGATGTTATCAACAAAAGTATGTGACCCAACAACGAAACAATACCAAAGTTTCGAGCCGACTTATCAGCGGTGCTACTACACTCATTGGTCATGGCCAAAGTCATGGAAGATGCGATGATACCGAAAATACCGAACAAGAGCGCGAACGCCGCGGCTTCGGATTTCACAATCTTAGTCAACAAAAGTGTGAGAATCATGGCGATGGCCGCCGTCATCGTGTGACTCAAAAACATTTTGAGGTTTTTCCACTTTTGCGAATTTTGAACTTGGTCACAGTCGTTGAAGGTCTTGATTCCCACCGAGCTCACTGCGATGTAGAACACACCCATCACAGCGATCAAGAACAATGTACCATATGACATTTCCATGTCTTGACCTGTTCTCGCGGCCAGGTTTGATAATTGTTGCATATCTATCTTAGACACAACCATTTTTATATCATGTACTGAGAAATTATTATGTGTTATAGATTATGTTCGTATTGATACTATGATATTCACTGAACCCGACTGGAAAGGGCAGAGGTCGAGTGGCTATGGTAGAGTGCACATAGGTGACAACACAGTCATACGAGAACTTACAATTATAAACAAACCTACGGATAAAGTCACGCATATAGGTGATGATTGCTACATCATGAATAGATGCTTTATTGGGCATGACTCTCACATAGGAAATGGCGTTCAAATGAATCCAGGTTCCAGTGTTGCTGGGTTCGTAAAAATAGGCGATCATTCGCACATAGGTATGAATGCATCTGTACACCAACGATCGAAAATCGGTAAATACTGCGTGATAGGCGCTGGTAGTTTCTTCAAAGGTGAATCACCCGATGGTATTATATGGGGCGGTGTACCGGCTAAACCTATAAAGGTAAATACTATAGGTATAGAAAGGTCAAGTTTAACTGAACACGAAAAACACGATTTAATCAAACGTTCTGAAACGTTTATTAACAATTTCAAGTGTTCGAGCGATATCTAGTGGATATCCAATTGAATTCCTCGACATAAAATGATGTATGTTCATTTCTATGGCATCTGTTTTTTCCACTATACCTATATTTTCTATAAAGTATTCGTCGTCCGATGACCATCTATACACATCATCTTTGCAATATAAACTTATACTTCTACTCTTTTTCATAGATGTGTTACTCACTTCTATGTTAAATGATATATCGTCACATTTCCCATTTATGAGTACAGACTTTTCGTTTGCATATGGGACATCTATCGCGTGTATACTCTTTTTTGATTTCATGAGTAAAAACATCAATATAGAAATGGGGTGAATTGCGAGGTCTTCTACTATGTTTACATCACTTGGTATCATAGTCCCGTTATTAAGCCATTTCATTTCTATGTGTTTTATACCTTTACAATTTCCGAGATTCTTTATTGAATTGTGTTGTAGCCATGTAAAATCGCAATATAAAAATGTATCATCTGGTTTTTTAGAAAATATATCGAGTGTGTCTTCGAGTGAAGGACATATCGGTTTTTCTACCCATATATTTTTTACACCTTTTGAAAATAATTTTATTAGAATTGAGTGATGTGTACTCGCGGGTGTAGTGATAAACCATCTATCATCATTCGTAAATTTAACGTCATCAATCGATTTGTAATGCGCCATTTGATTGTATGGATCTATGGTCGTTACATCGTAGTTATTTTTCGTTAGTTTGGTATTTAATATACTACCGAAGTACCCAAGACCCACTATAAAACATTTCATTATTAAAGATTATACCTTATTCTTTAATAATGAAGGTTCCATATAATGACCTGTCGAGAATACACAATCCATTACGCAAATCGTTTCATGAATCATTGGATAGTGTGTTGAACACGTCTGGTTTTGTGGGTGACGTTGTGTTTGCGGATGCATTCAAGAAGTATACAAATTCTGATTACTGTATCACGTGTAATAGTGGTACTGACGCCTTGTATATAGCCATAAAGTCTCTTGAACTCAAACCAGGTTCTAGGATCGCCGTACCCGCTATTTCATATGCGGCGACTGCCATGGCGGTTGTAAACGCCGGTCACGTACCCGTGTTTATTGATGTTGATCCAGATACTGGACTCATGTTGGTTGACACCGTGAAAGATGTTGATTGTGTCATCCCGGTTCACTTATACGGGCAGTGTGTCGATGTACACACGCTACTTAAATTGGGTGTTCCCGTCATTGAAGATTGTGCACAAGCACACGGTGCCACTATAAATGACACACACGTTGGTAATTTGGGTGTCATCGGTTGTTTCTCATTTTATCCAGGTAAAAATATGGGTGCACTCGGTGATGCGGGTGCATGCATAACGAACAATGAAGAACTTGCTACGAAAATGAAAAGATATGCAAGTCTTGGATCTCCGAAGCATAATCGATATGAACACGTAACAGATGGCATAAATTCGCGTATGGATGGAATGCAAGGTTTATTCCTCACAGAAAAATTAAAACACCTCGACGATTGGACGAATCAAAGAATAACACTCGCGGAGATATATCAAAGTGGTATGGAATGTCCTAATAGAAGTCGTGTTGGCAAAGACGTGTATCACGTATTTTATACTTTACAAAATGAACGAGAAAATTACATAAAACACATGAATGACAGTGGAGTTCAAACTGGTATTCATTATCCGTATCCTCTATCGGAATTGGAATGCTTCCGTGAATATCACATTTTGTGCAAAAATGCAGTTGAATTTTGCAAAAAGTGTGTGAGTTTACCGTTATTTCCGGGTATGACGAAAGATGAAGTCGAATTTACATTAAAGAGTCATAGAGATTTTCATCTTCCCTCAATTTAAGTACGCCATCTGTCCATCTATTATTATCTTTATCTACCGATTTTACATGTAATATAGCTAATTGTGGGTGTGGAGAAACACCGATATTCGTATTATATCCGGATATGGATTCATGTAGACTATTACCGTACTTTATTCTAGAAGGTTCATTTTTGTAAACACGGTCTATATAATCCGGCCAATTTACCCAGTCATATTCATTTACTACGAATCCATGGTCTTTGTACCATTCGTCGGTTGCACCCAAGCATATATTTATTCGTGGAACTTTGATTAATTCAGCTTTTGTTTCAGTTATAATGTTTTTTATATTTTTTATGAGTTTTTCTTTTGGCATTTCATCTGGATCCACTATAAATATGTAATCACCCGTGCATTTACTCGTATGAAAATTGCGATGCGCACTGAAATCATCATCAAATTCTCTTTCACACGTGACTATATCATCTTTAAAGTGTTCTAATACGCATAACACCTGTGGTGTGACATGAGCAGTGTCCACTAAGACATTAATTTCATCTTCAATGTCTTTTGTTCGTTTTAAAAATGAAATGAGTGAATATAAATCTTTTGACTCGTTGCACACGGTTATTGCATACGACAGTTTCATTATTAATATTAAAGAATATGACGTCTTTAAGTTAAGTATGATACCAGACGTTATTCATAAAGTAATTATAGTAGATGAAGGTAAATTACCTGTATTACCACTTGAAATGAAAAAAGCCATAGAAACATTTTATAGAATGAATCCCGGTTACAAAGTCAAATTGTTTTCTGGAAATGATTGCATCGAATATATAATGACGTATTTCAACGATAGAATCCTTGAAGCTTATAAAAAATTAAAACCATATTCATATAAATGTGATTTAATGCGTCATTTGATATTGTATAATGAAGGTGGGTGGTACACAGATGCAAGAATGATATGTTATAAACCACTTGATGTATTAAAAAAATACAACAAAGAATTTTATGTGTGTGTAGATACACCACAACAACAATTATGTATGACGACCGGATTCATTGGTTCTATTCCGAAGCACCCAATTTCAGAAAAAATGATAGACATAATCTTATGGAATATAGACAAAATGCATTATGGTATGGATTGTCTGGCACCAACTGGACCGGGTGCATATATAAATGCATGCATAGATCATTTACGAATGTTTCCATCAAAGTGTATGATAGGAAAGCATGTGATAGATAACGGTGAGCAATTTATCGACTATGAATGTGGGCGCATTGCAAAAGTTAAGTATAATAATGCAAAAGGTGCAGATAATAGTGATATAAAAGGTGGCAACGATTATGGTGAAATGTGGCGGAATTGGGATATCTACTTAGTCAATACGTAGATGTAAATCTTCTCCTCATCATCCGTTATGAATTCAGTTGTTAATCCTTCGATTCGAGATAAAATAAAATCTACGACTTTCCAATTGTCGAATATAGTAATATCCTCTATGATTAGTTTTGAACCTTTATTCATTCTACTGATAAGTGAAATAATAGAATTTACATCAGCTGTAATGTGATGGAGTCCATCGATTATAGCGAAATCAAATGAAATACCCTTAAATAAATTATCCAATTCATTTTTATTGAGTTGATCGACTTTAGCGGTTTTGATATTATCTTCTTCAAATAGAATTTCTTCATCTATATCGGCTCCATATACTTTAGAGCCCTTTACAAAATCTCTGAATGCTCGTAGGGATGAACCGGGGGTAGAATCAAATCCCTGTTCTTGTTTATAGAAGAACATTGTAGACGCGATGTTTGGGTTTTTGGTTCCCATACCAATTTCAAGAATGTTGATGTCCGTTTTTGAGGATAACACGTTACTGTAGTATTTATAATAAGGATTTATAAACTTATCCGAACCATACTTAATAAATAATTCCTTTAGTTCTTCTTCGTTTCCATTTTCAAATTCACTGTATTTTTTTACAGTGGGTGTATAGTCAGTGAGTGCTATACACTCTAACATATTGGGAATAAAACTACTAGCACCTTCTATCCAAAAATATGGATGATCCTTTGCACCAGTGGATTTGAAATAATTTGATAGTGGACCTATGTTTAATTCTTGCATGTTGTACATTTGTATGTTATGAAAACTTTAAACCCACTAAAAAATTCTCTAATTTATATAACATGCTCGAAGAGGAACTCGACGACCTCAGTCGAAAAAGGTCGGAACTAGACGAAATCATAACCGATCTTTACGAGCTCAAACCACTTTTAGAAAAGTGTGAAAATGACACTCTTGTAAAAGGGTACATAGAATGTGAAACCGAAACATTCTCTTTATCGGAGTGGTATATACGCACCAAACCATTATTAAAAGATTTGGTTTCGTGGCTCAAGATGTATTATGAACAAAAAATTGAAATGTACGATGAAACTGAAAATCTAAAACAGAAAATCAAGACATTACGTCACTCGATACTCGCATCATTTAATAAATCTTAAGAATTTCAGCCACAGCAGGGTGTCTCAGGATATCTTCGTCGTGCATCATTACGTGTTCAACGTATTCAAATTCATTTCCCTTGAGTTTGTGTACGAGATCTGCGAGACCGTTTTTCTTATTCGTGAGATCACTTTGTTTTAGATCGCCCATGACCACCATTTTGGAATTTTCACCAAGGCGCGTGAGTAACATTTTCATTTGGTTGGGTGTACAATTTTGCATCTCGTCGCCTATGATGAATGAATCATTGAATGTTCTTCCCCGCATAAATCCAAGGGGTTCTATTCTTACACAATGTTCCATCTGTTTGCGCGTGAGTTGCATTTCAAAAACGTCCATCATTGGTCGAATCCATGGTTCCATTTTACGTTCCATTTCCCCAGGTAAATATCCCATGTCTTCATCCGCAGCTACGATTGGTCGAGTCAGAACGATGCGCCTACATTCTTTATTTTTCAACTTTTCAGCTGCATATTGACACGCAAACATAGTTTTACCCGAACCAGCTGGTCCAGTGGCGATTATGATGGGTTTATGTGATTGCAACACTTTCACATATTCAATTTGACCGGGCGTTTTTGGGATATTCATCTATTATGACTTAAGGTTTTTTCTTTATTATACATTAGAACATGGAGTTTCATTTTGTAAAGGTTGGTCGAGATAGTTTGGCCACTATAACAGATCCCACACGTAAACCACGGGCGTTATGTTTTAAAGATCGAGTAAATGCATCCAAATACGTCGACTATCTATCTACGTATAGATCTAAATTTGGTGAATGGCCCGTCGTTGACTTAAGCGAACCGGTAACAAAGATAAATGTAAAGTCTAAATTCAAACCCCGCACGGTGGAGTACGTACGAAAGTTCGTCACTATAAGTACGCGCCAACAACACGAACTCAATGGGATGTCCATGACGTCTGGTCTATCTTACTTTTTCTGCCACACTTTCGAATGTAACGACGATCTCATGAATATCAATTTGCGTGGTCAGGAGATAGACGCTATAATTGACGAAGAAATGTATAAAAATTGGCTTGAATGTAGTTTAAAGAATGTTTAATATATAATATACAAAATGGGAACATTGTCTCTTAAATTTGATCCATCCAATAAAGCCCACGCCGAATGGCTAAAACGTACGGGTGATAGTTTTAAAAAATCTATGCGAGAAAAGCACGACTTCATGGAAGATGTAAACAATAATCCGATCACGGATGAAAAAGTTAAACCGCAAGATTGGGCGCAATTACATTTCGTACTCGCTATGAAATATACCAATGCGGTTTTTGATGGTACAGCACACATCCCAAAATAAAAAATTGGCTTACATAAATGCAGATCATCACGGCAGTTCTCGCGTTGTTGATTGTGTTTCTCATTCTCAGACAAGCTGAACTGTACGTCCCACGTATTCTAGATGATGATTGGGTCTCCACCAGGAATGATCCAGAAAGAAATGGTGGTCCATTCGATATGTGCTCACCCGAATCATTCGGTGATTGCGACCGAATTAAATTTCCAAACCTAAGTCGTTATTAGATAATTCTAATATTTAATTAAAACAGGATGATCAGAGAATACGCCAAAGACAAATACGCCGATCTTTTGGGTATTTCCAGTGATCATGCATTATCCGTGAATCTCGAGAAAAGTACACATAATTGGGCTGTGAAACGGAGCACATCACTCGGAGATGTTGCCGCGGCCGACAATCCGTATCACATGAACAGATATAAGCATAAATTTCTCCAGATTCAATATAATTTAAAAAAATCGCCATCCCTTAAACAACAAATTCTGGATGGTAAAATCAAGACATCTAATGTCATGGACCTTTCACCACAGGCGTTGTGGCCAAATGGACCGTGGGCTAAGATGAAAGAGGAATGTATTTCAAAGGATATGAAGAAAGAATATAAGTCGAATATACTAAAAGATCCAAATTATAAGGGTATTTTTAAGTGTAATCGGTGTAAATCATACAAGACCACGTATTATGAAATGCAAACACGCAGTGCCGATGAACCCATGACTGTATTCATCACGTGTCACAAGTGTGACTCTAGGTGGAAATCTTAATTGAATATTCAGAATTGGTTAAGTCCGTGTCCATATCACCGACCGATAGTACATAATTATAACCAGTGTGTCGTTTTAGGTTACCTTTATTATGTGCGGGTGTGATGTATAATTCATCGTAGTATATTCCATATGTTCGTAATTGGTATTTTGTGAACGCCATGATACCCGGTATATTTGGTCTCGCGGTCATTATGATTATTTTGTATCCCAATTTTACACAATCTTTTAGTAGTTCGATAGCGAGTCTATTAGGTGTCCCATTTGTAAATATGAGTGTATTATCTACGTCAAACATGACGGCGTCATTCGAATGTATATATCGGTTTTTTAATACATTCATAGTAACTTACTTTAAGATTAGAAATTAACTCTATTAAATGGTGAAGCAGATAGTGGATGTTACATTTGATGACGGTAGTATATCTATTTGTAGAATACTCGAAGACTTAAATGATGACGAATATTTGATAGAGGAATTCATCTGTAAACGTAATGGTACGTGTAAATATAGCGGTATTACACAGGTTGTATGTAAAGATTCAGTTTGTGGCTATTACGACGTTGAAAATATAGAAGACACTGGATTATATAGAAAGATATCGGACAATTTGTATGAAGTCGTCGATGAGTCAGACGAAGATTACGAAGAGTCGAGTGAAGAAGAAGAGAGTGACTCTGATATAAGTTTAGACGATGAAGAATAAAAATGTAGTTTTATATTAAATGAAAAACAACTATATCCTCCCAGGTTCCATCCTAGCTCTCGTGATATTGTATACTGTAGTGTACAACCCAAAGGGAAAGAAAGAGGGGTATTGCGGTGCATGCAGTAAATGAAACTTAAAAAATAAACGCGTCAAATAAAAAATGGCACCGTATACGCCACCTAACACACATTATAGTGAATTAGATGTCTCGTCGTACGAGCAAGATGACATTTTCAAATTTATAGGTAAGTCAGGCAAACGCTTTTATTGGCTCACTAAATTTTTAAATTTGTCCTATCTCTGGTACGACAAGAACCGAGAAGTGATCGAAGTATGGGGACCGTATGAATCTCTCCAAAATTTTCAAGCGCATCACATTATACAATGTGAATTAGACCTAAGTTGTAATAAAGATTAGGTATATTATACCAGTATGTTGAAACGACCCGCTTTAAGACCACGCGAATCGCATGATGTCCCTTCTACTAAACCAGCTGAGGGAACATTTCTGCATTCCATATTACGAGCTGGCGAAACCAAATATTATAAACCGGAGCCCGTGTACATACAAAATTACGAGAATTACATAGATAATCTCAGAAAATCGTGTGAACGGAGCGGTGTTGAATTTGTCTTACCAAAAAATGTATTACCCATGCCACCACGGGAAACCGCGATTCCCCAAAAAGTTGCACCCGTTAGGTACATCGACGACGCTATATTGAAAGTCAACGTTTTGAAATGTGGTAAGGTTCGAGTGAAGATTATAACTCAGATGGCGACACTCTACGAAAAATACATCTCAAAAAATAAGATACCACCGGTTAAAACACTCGCGGCCGCACTCAAGGCTGTTGGTTACGATGAAGATTTCGTATCTAAATTGTCTTCTAAGATAGATAAACGAAAAAATGACATGGACGCGCGATACAAAAAACTTGAACTCGTATTTAACAAACCATCCACGTCATCCAAGAAGAAGACTAAGAAGGAAATCATTCCAGATGCAGAACCAGAGGAAGAACCAGAAGACGACGACGATGAAGACGACGAAGACGACGATGCCGCCCCCGATGAAGAAGCGATCGCTGCGGATGACGAAGATGAAGACGATGTCGTCGCGGATGAAGAGTATCTTTCGGATATAGAATAAACCTAAGTGAACTCGTATCACATTTTAATTAAACATATGATGTTTATCACAAACGTAATAGCTGGAGACACTATCCTCGACAGAGCTGTATTTGATAACGTCAAATACGCATCTAAATACGCGATAGATAAATCGCGTGAAAAAGTTTGGAGACTTTCTAATAATTCCGTTTATTACGGAAACGTCGAATCGAGAGTGTACGAAATTGATTTATATAAACCATCTAATCACAGCGATGAACATATTCTTTCTTTCCTTGGATCCATGTGAAAATGCACATATGAATTGTGATCAGCACGTGGTCAAAATACAACTGGAAATCGTACAGATGCTTTACACCGCGTGGTATTACACGGGGGAAGAGTCATTTATCATCGAAAATGCACCCTACATCAAGAATGGAAGTCGGCGAGGGTACAGACCGGCCCACCCAAAACATCCGATGACCATGTGGGTTGGTTCATCGCTCGAAAATTACATCTTTGCGTGTAAGATCGGGATTGCACTCACACTCGAATACACGAAACGATATGGAAAGATACACACGTGCGCCAAGCATTTACTTTGGCTCTGTGATAATCGGCCATCTCATTTTGAAAAAAGAATGAGCGACACGGCGTATTACTCGAGTGAAGGTATACCAGAGTGTATGCCCGAAGAATATCACCATCCATCTATCACGGATGCATATCAAATGTATTATATGATGGATAAAATGAAATTTGCAAGATATAAAGATTTCTGTGTTTAATGTAACATGTTAGTCACAGCTAAGCTTTTTAGTGCGCCTTCAGTGAAGGTGAGCAAGAAACCAGAACCTAAATTGTTTAGTGATTTTGTAAAAGGTGTAAAAAGAAATGAAGTTCGCGAAGTTATCGTTCAACCTAATACGAGTGTCGTCTATTATTTGGACGAAGGCGGTCCATCCGTGACCAATTATGTTGGTTCGAATCCATTTTGGGAAACACTCATGGAAAGTGATGCGGATGTAAGCGTGGATTTCGCGACATCTAGTGTGTCATTCGGTGATATCACGTCTATTGGGTTTACCCTACTTCTCGCATTCGCACTCTTACGCATGTTATTTTCAGGTAGAGGAGCCAACCCTTTCAATATGTCGGAGAAACCAACTGAAGTAGAAAATGAAATAATCACGCGTTTCGACGATGTTCAGGGTATCGATAACGCGAAAGACGAACTCCAAGAGATCGTTGGATTTCTTCGCGATCCCACACAATACATCGTGAGTGGTGCAAAGATTCCAAAGGGCGCTTTGCTCACAGGAAAGCCGGGTACGGGTAAAACACTCTTGGCTCGCGCGATCGCAGGTGAATCCTCTGTGCCATTCATTCAATGCTCGGGTTCATCCTTCGTCGAGATGTTCGTCGGTGTGGGCGCGAAGCGCGTGCGCGACGTATTTGAAATGGCACGTAAAGTGCAACCATGTATCGTGTTCATCGACGAGATAGACGCCATCGGCAAAAAAAGATCTATGAATGGTTTTGCCTCGAACGATGAACGGGAACAAACCATTAACCAACTCTTGACAGAGATGGATGGATTTGATAACGATACACAGATCGTCGTCATCGCCGCGACGAACCGAGCGGATATTCTCGACGACGCGCTTCTTCGCCCGGGTCGATTCGATCGAAAGATTCAAGTGAGTCTCCCGGATGTACACGGCCGAGAAAAGATACTCCAAGTACACTCGAAGAACAAGAATCTTGCCCCAGACGTGGATCTCATGAATGTCGCGAGACAAACGACCGGTTTCTCAGGTGCGGATCTCGAAAACCTCATGAACGAGTGTGCTATCCGCTCCGTGAAAGAGGGTACGAATATCATCACACCCTCTATCGTCGAGGATATGTACCAGCGTGTGGTCGTGGGTGCGAAAGGTGGAGCTCCCATGTCCGATGAACGTAAAATGCGTGTGGCGTATCACGAAGGAGGGCACGCTATCGTGGGTGTGTTGATGCCCGAATACGATGAAGTTCGTAAAGTGAGTATCATTCCTCGGGGTGATGCGGGTGGTATCACGTTCTTCCAACCCACATCCGATGAGCGAGGCATGTACACGAAGGAATACCTTTTGTCTCAAATAAAAGTTGCATTGGGTGGGCACGCCGCAGAAGAACTCATGTATGGAAAGGAAAATGTGACGACCGGTGCGACGAGTGACTTCGCACAGGTGTACGCCATCGCGCGCGAAATGGTGATGACCTACGGTATGTCCGAGGCCATCGGTAAGATAAACGTCCAGGATGGGTCTTTGTCTCAACAAACGGCGTATATCGTCGACCTCGAGGTCCACAGGATCACAGACGAGTGTTACTCGGAGGTACTCGATATCTTGTCTTCCCATAAGACAGATCTCGTGGCACTCAAGGACATTCTCATCAGGGATGAAATCATCGATGGGAAGGTCGTGTACGACATGATAAAAATGTGAGTGAATAGTAGATATGAGTCCAACATCATTTAAGACTCCAGATAAAGCTAAGAAATTCAGATCGCCCACAAGTACACTAGAACCTAGGATTTCGGAATCGTCTATAAATAGCAATACCCCACGCACACCTATAAAACCACCGAACCCACCACGAACGCCGCGCACCGGGTCAAAAGCAAGAAAGAGACTTAATTTTGGGAAACTCTCTGTAATTAAAGAAATAGCTCAACAAGCTAATCGAGAAATGTCTCCAGATAAAAGAGCAATGTTATCACAACAATTAAATGGTAACCCAACTCCACCTAATGTAACTAGTTTGTTTGCACAAATCGATGCTGAGAGAGGACAGCTCAGTGCATCCAGTAAGACTAAGTTGAAACGAGCTCATAGTATGGCTAATAGCGTACTTTCTTTTACTAATAACGACGAAAGTAAAATAACTACTATGTATAATGTACAAAATCTCCTTGAGGAATTAAGGAGTGAACTTGGCAGTAAACAAAAACAATCTGTAAATCTATTGAGAACTGTAGCCAGATTGGAAAAAGAACTCGAACGTTCACGGGAAAGGCATGCTAGAGCATCAGAAATTATAAGAGAACACATGTTAGGAGAAGAAAATGTCCCAATTATAATTACTAAAAAACCAACTGAAGAAATAAATAAACTAACCAAACAAATGGAAAAATTAAAAGGGGTTTCTAACTCTGAACGGTCTAAGTTGCTCGGTTTAATAGTTTCTCTTAGTAAAAAGCAAAAAGGTTTGCGTAACGCACTTTCAAAAGTAAAAAATGTAGCCGTGAGTAAAAAGAGTAATGTTGATAAACTTAACAATGAATTACAGGAGTATAAAACTAAAATACAACAATATGAAAACCTCGTAAAAAATCTGCGTGAAAATGCATCTACTCGAAAACCGGTACCCAATGATAAAACCTCTAAACCAAAAACTACGACTACGTCTACACAAACATCACCACCAAAAAAGACTCCGTCACCCAAAAATTCTCAGTCACAAAAACCCGGTGTAAAAATACAATTATTTACACCACCAAACCAACTTATACAAGAACTCAAAGAACCACCATCAATTAAAAAACAACACAGAGACGCCAAAAAACGAGGTTCAGAAAACCTTGCGAAAGAGAGGAGAAAACGCCGGGAACGTGAAGGACAACCCAGAGCACAGAGATCACTCGAACCAATATTCAATCGACAAAAAAATACACCACCCGGAATCACAAAGACGAACCTTGAACGTCTTCTTCAGCCGTTCAAGCAACCCGTGACTGTGACGGTTGCCCCGTCGATATCGGTCAAGGGTGGTTCTGCGAAGCAAACACAGATCCAATACAAAACACCCGCTAATAAAAAGAAGAAGCCGCTCAAACTCATTCGTAGTCCAGAGACTATGCGCAAAGAAAAGAGTGCTGCTTTTAGAAAAGAAATCATATCTAAGCTTCGCTCACCCGCGGCGACTAAGCGACGAGAAACCTTGTATAGCCTTCGCACGCCCACGGTTGGACAACGCAAAAAACACGTGATTCAACTCATCGATCGTGTGCTTCGTAAAATGAAAGCCCCTAAGGACGTGGAAAAGAAACTTATTAAGTTGTACGAGAGCCTAAGTGAGAAGCAAATTAAGAGTTTATTCGGAGGACGTTCACCTGAATTCGTGAAGAACACACTCAAGAAACAGATCGATTACCTAAAAAAGAAAAAGAGATAAAGAATACACTTCATTTCATAAGTAATGAGCTATATAGCATGGGACACTGAGACTACCGGTCTCCCCATGGCCCGGTCCCGGGCAACCCCGGATAACATAGATAATTTCAAACACTGTCGTATGTTGTCGTTGGCACTCGTGAAGTATACCTCGAGCGGACGGGAGGTATCTTCGTATCACGGCATCGTGTATCCCGAAGATTTTGAAGTCAAAGCGACGGAAATACACGGTATCACACCCGAACACGCGAAGGCGGTGGGTAAACCGTTCAAAGAAATGTATGACACGTTCCTCAAGTTAACGCGAGGTATAGATATTCTCGTCGCACACAATTCGCGATTTGACGAAGACGTGTTATTCTCCGAGTGTTACAGACATGGTTTGAGCGTTGAGCCGTTCAAACGTTTTCGTTTCGTGTGTACCCTAGACATGACCAAGCGTGTGTTTTTGCGGAACATGAAATTGGGTGTGTTGTATGAAAAGCTCTTCGGTGAGGAACTCGAAGGAGCGCACGATGCTTTGAATGACTCACGTGGATGTGGACGCGTGTATCCGTATCTTAGAGACAAAAAGCCGATACTCAAAGAAATCGGTGTACCCAAGATTGTTCTCAAAGCCTCTGATGTCGCGGGTATCATCGGGAGGAGTCAGTATCGCCCACCTCTAGAAATAGTGGATGAGCTATGGAACAAGTATATGCCGAATACTTTTGCGGGTCAAACCAAGGAACAGATCGCCATCAAGGCGATCGATGCGTCTAGTGTGGCGCGAGACCTTCTCAGAGATGCTGAACAATTTAAGTCTACGAACAGTTCCAGCGTCGAACAAAAATTCAGAGCAGTTTCTAATCAATTGGAGAAAAATTCGGGTCTGCAAAAAGTTGAACTCGACGCCGCGAGAGACCACATACGTAAGACGCTGTACACTAATCATGGTTCGAGACACGAAAAAACGACCGCAGATAATTACGAAGACTTACGCGAAGACCCCACATTCTATACATACGAGGTGTGTACTCTCGCGGGTACGACGTATCAAATAGTCGGACGCATAGACCGACTTCGAGAGAATGACGATGGAACGAAAACACTCATCGAGATCAAAAATCGCGCGAGAGGTCTCTTCAGAACGGTTCGCGATTACGAGGAAATTCAGTGTCAAACATACATGGAAATGATACGCATAAATGAGTGTGTTCTCATAGAACAGTATGATTCTAAACGTTTGTCCCACGAGATAAAACGCGATCTACACATGTGGAATGAACAGATTCTTCCGGCACTCAGAAACTTTTGTGAACGTTTCCACGACATGCTTTCTACCCACTAAAAAAATGTACTTATTGTGATTCGTCCACAATAATTACATTTGTATATTATAAATGGCGTCACCCCCGCCTAAACGCAAGGCGTCCACACCTCCCAGTACACCCAGAAAAGCACCACGCATTACACCCAAACAACCGAATACACCAAAGACGAAGTCAATAATGTCCGCGTTGGAAAAGTTTAGTTTATCACCCACGACGGCCAGAAGACGCGCTAAAAGTGTAAAGCGTTCTCTTAATGATAATATAAAATCAGCCTTAAACGCACAAAAGGGTAAAAAGAACGCGGCGAACGCGTATCTTAAATCAGGTGGACCACTCAAACTAATGCAAGACCTCTATAAAAAAAATAAAAACAAAAAGTAAGATGGTCCTTAGGTGTATACACGGGCTACCCAGAACAAGTTGCGTGTATTGTAGTAAACTAAACGATATATTGAATCAGGACACCATGAGTTATCGTAAACTCATGCGTCTCGTGACGGCTGTGAGTGACAGATCGATCGTAAACACGATCACCAGACTCAGTCAACAACAAGAATATTCCCGTACACCCATTCCAATCAGTGATCGGATGCGCCAAACGGCGAGGAATCTGATAAATGCACCCGGTAATAGAGCGACCCGCGAGCGTTTTGAAAATGCCGCGATGAATCAAGTGATTCGAGTGGAATTCGGAGAAGAGGGTGACTACTCGGGTGGTAACACCCGAAGTTTATCTGCATCGGCCGTGAGTGTGTACAGTAGATTGGGTACACCGAGTGTTCGGCGAGCGCGATCGACCACACCCATGTCTACGCTTCGCCCGGCGTCACCCGGATCTAATAACAATAATTCTAATCGGTTTTCACCACCCAGGGTAAAGCGACCCAGAAAATCTGGGTAACAAGTATGGCGAAGCTCGAAGATGCCATCCGAAATATGGCTATTTTTGGTAATGGTTTGTGTTTGGTAGACAGCGCTTTGAGATTTCTAAAATTTGGGAAATAAAAATATTTTTTTAAAACTTTCTTTCGAAAAATAATTCATTTTTCGAAAGAATTTAAAAACTACATTCTAGATGATACCATAATATGATCGAATTGGTTTCCGAAAGGCTCGATCTCGGTAAATCCAAGTACGGCCACGGTGTCCGCACGCACATGGATACCACGACGTGGGGTACGCCAAAGGATTCGTGGATCGAGATGGCGATAGAGGAGTATCTCGACGCGATCGTCTACACGGTCGCAGATTATATAAGGAAGTTCGAAGAACCTTCACAACCAGACGACAACGAACGCATACTCGAGCTCGCAAAGAATCCCGTGCACATGTTGAGTGAGTGTCACATGAAAATCATAAATATGCTGAAAAATCTTGTGGTGGTATCGTTAGCAATAAAATAATCACTATTATTAGATATGTCTAACGGAGCCGTCGCACAGTTAGTCTCGAGAGGGAAACAGGACGAACACATTACTGGAAATCCACAGATAACATTCTTTAATTCATCGTTCAAGAGACACAGTAACTTTTCAACTTTCACTCAGGAGCAAACGATAGAAGGTATACCAAAGGCAGGTGGTACATCTCGAGTCGTATTTAAGCGATCGGGTGACTTATTGGGACACGCATACATAGACGTGAAAATAAATGGTCAAGCCCAATTGATAGACGATTGGCGAAACGTGATAGAATGTGTAGAGTTATACGTGGGGGGTCAAAAAGTGGATTGTCAAGATTCGGAATTTTCCGAAGACATCGCGATTGATTTATTGGCGACCACATACTCCAAGAGCTTTTCTGCGAGTCTTCACGGGGGTCTCGGGTCGAGTTCATTTTTTTACCCATTGAGGTTTTTCTTTTGCGAGTCTTGGCAATCGAGTTTACCGATCGTGGCTTTGCAGTATCACGACGTCGAATTAAAGATTATATGGGCACAAAATTTGAATGCGAATTATTCGTGTCATCTTAACGCGAGTTACGCGTGTTTGGACGAACACGAACGTAATAAGGTTGCCTTATCCGAACATAACATGTTGATTTATCAAGTTCAAACGAATAAACCATCGAATCAAATGATTCAAGAACTCACATTTAATCACCCGGTTAAATTCATCGCGAGTAGTAACGTGAGTGGATCAAATAATCTCGTATCTCGAACGAATAAAGTAAAAATACGAATAAATGGGTCAGATGTAGATGATTACAAGGTAAGTGTGCCTTATTATACGTCCGTGCCGTGTTATTATAACACGGAGTTTTCGGCTGCAAACTCAGAAGGTATGTTTGTGTACCCGTTTTGTCTCATGACATCCAAATACCAACCGACGGGTACGCTCAATTTTAGCCGCATAGATTCGTGCACGGTGCACTGCACTGAAAATATAAACAGGACCATATACGCAGTAAATTATAACATTTTAAAAATAAAAGACGGCATGGGGCGTGTTTTATATGTAGACTAATTTCTGATGTAGTAATAAACACGATGGGAAGAGAGGATTTCTCCCAGAGTAGCCAGTTAACTACTCTGGTAGGCAGACCAACCAATCGGTACGTTAGATTACCGAAAAATGTAAACACGCTCCGGGGTTTGACGGATGCTAATAAACTCAAACCAAACAATAGATTACATTATTCCATTTATCCGTCGATCGCGAAGGAATATGAGGCGACGTATACACAACTCACAAATCTCGACTTTTATTCGCCTGTCATTACTATATTGGGTAATGATCCCGTATCTCATTTAATAAACACGAATTATGAAGATGCGGGTATCACTGTTGATGTGGGATCTGAATTAGTGTCTACCGTTTCGACGGTTGATACGAATACTTTCGGTGTATACAAAGTCACATACACCGCGACGGATGGTATTAATCCAGACACAACCGTGGTGCGCACGGTTAAAGTGGGATTGCCACCAGATGTTACTATAAATGGGCAGAATCCATTTAATTTGGAAAAATTTGACGTGTACGTGGACCCTGGTATTACTATCAACGACTCAAATTCATTCCTTACTTCTACGACGAGTACATTGAATAATTTAGCAGTTGGTACGTACACGGTCAATTACACTGTATCGAATCCAGCATTTACGGAAGTATTTTCTAGAACGGTGCGCGTGGATGATACAATTCCACCCGTGATAACCATCGCTGGTGATAATCCATACACCCTCGAACGATTCGACGTGTATACAGACCCCGGTGCCACAGTTGATTTAGGGTCCGAACTGACGAATACTGATTTAACTAACGTTCAAAACACGGCGATCGGTTCGTTCGATGTGGTGTATACCGCGTACGATGGGAATACGACCGTGACCGCGACGCGGACGGTGAATGTCGTGGATACGGTACCCCCCGTGATCACCATACTCGGAGATGATCCATACACGCTCGAACGGTTCGATGTGTACACCGATGAAGGTGCGACCGTTGACACGGGTTCGATTCTCACGACTGACATCTCTGCCGTAAATAATGCATTGATACATGGAAGTTCTTTTGAGGTCACGTATACGGCGACGGATGGTAACACGGCACACGACGTCACTCAAACGAGAACGGTGAACATCGTCGATACTAAACCACCTGTGATCACACTGTTAGGTGACGTTGATCCGTATCAAATCCAGCCAGTCATTCTGTTTCAGGATGTGGACCCCGGCTTTGAGGTTGATTTGGGTACATCCGTGAGTGTAGATTATTCAAACGTGGTCACTACCGATAACAGCAATTTCGATGTTGTGTACAGAGCGAGTGATGGTGTAAATCCGGATACAGTCGTTTTACGACGAGTCGCGGTGGCCGATACGTTGTCTCCGGTAGTAATACTTAACGGTCCGAGTGTAGTCACACTTGAGCGTTACGCAGAGTATGTAGAACAAAGCGTAACTCTAGATCCTGGTTCGAGTCTCGTGAGTACGATTACCGATTTAGATAATACAACAGTCGGTAGTTATACTGTCACGTACTTGGCGACAGATAATATTAACCCAGATACGACAAATGTGCGCACCATAAACGTGGTGGATACGACGGCACCCATAGTGACCTTAAATGGTGCGAGTTCTGTGACTCTCGAACGCTACGGTGTTTTCGCGGACACAGATCCAGGTGTAACCATAGATGCTAATGGAACACTCGCGTCCGTGGATATTTCTCAACTCAATAATACTACACAAGGTACGTACACAGTTACGTATAATGTGGTGGATGATCACAATAATGCGAACGTCATAACACGCGAGGTTGTGGTACAAGATACTGCGCCACCAGTAGTGACCCTTAATAATGAATCTGTGTCTTATACACTCGAACGCTATGGTGACTGGTCCGCGATAGACCCGGGTGTCACCATTGATAGGGGTTCTTATGTAGACTCCGTTACCGTAGATAACACGAGTACAGGTCTTAAAGTTGTTACTTATACAGTGAAAGATGGTACAAATACCACTCAAAAAAATAGGGTCATAAGGGTCGAAGATACAGTCGCACCCGTTGGTAGTATAAACAATCCATCCTATCAACTTGAAAGATTCGGTGTGTTCAATGACCCAGGTGTCACCGGACTTGATCCAGGTACATATTTAGCTGGCACGGATACCAGCAATGTGGATAATACACTTTCACCGGGGTCTACATTCGATGTGATTTATGATTTAAGTGACGACACGAGTAATATCATTCTCACGAGAACAGTGACAGTCGTAGATACCACAGCTCCGGTGATAACACTCACTAATGGGGATATTGGTACAACCAATTACACTGTTGAGAGAGGTACTACTTATGTAGACCCGGGTGCGACCACGGATACAGGTGAAACTGTTACGGTGAATACATCCCAACTCAATATGGCTGTTACGGGTACCTATACTGTTAC